GCGGTTAAGTAAAATATGTAGATGCCTTGGCAAGGGCTTTAAACATACTAGGGCGTCGGCCTTTGACCCTAGATGCGTGGATTCGCTTTACCAGCCACCTTTTTATTTTTATAAAATTGTATAGCTAGGATCTTTTAAAGATGTTTCAGCGATAGAGTTTCAACTACCCGTATTTATATCGGCTCTTGACTCTATTATATGGATGCTTTGACTGAACAGACGATGATTTTTATCCGTTGAAAGATAATATAGGATATTCATTTGAGTATTGTTATAAATGTCCTCATTGGAACAAGTGTTGCTTTAACCCCGAACATTAGTAACAGAATTTATTCTGCGAAAATATCTCATAAAGGTTATTCATGTGTATTATTTAGAGATTTTACACTTCGAGCATTTGACCAATGTTGTAATTTTCCTTCCGTACCTTCTCATCGAAGTAAAAAGATGACATTTCCAGTATGTATAAAATGGATCGTAGGTTTACGAACTTAAACCATCAATGACCAAACATGCAACAAAATAATGAACAAACTAATCTTCTCAACTCAAGTGAGCACTTGAGCGCGGCTACCGACATCATCGGTGAGGAGAGCAAACCTGCTCGAGTTGAAGAAATGCCAGCAATGGCGGCTTCAGCTTCTTTTGAAAACATGGATAAATCCTTTTCAGACGTAAATTCTTATGCTGTTTTAGATGCAAAGATCAAGAAATACTATACCAACGAAGTGTTTCAGGAACTAATTGAATTGTTCCAAGAGAATTTTGCAACTACGTTCGCGAGCCTTGTTGAAGGCGTGAGTTGCAAACGAGATATGGCGAGAATTTGTGAGCGATCGGATTTTGAATATAGGGCATTCCAACGAGCTGTAAGATGTCTCTTACACTCAGATGATTATACTGTCAATGTTATGCGTGCACAAGCACGTAGGAAACAAACTAAGTATAATAAGTTGGTTTTGGCTTATATGGACGAAATTGAAGGTTATGTTTCAATGCGAGTTCGACAGAATTCTGAAGAACGTTTTAGAATGCAATTTGGGATGCCTAGCATTCCATCTTCATTTACGATTGAACATAAGATGGACTTGACCGGATACGAACCATTCGTTGACATGATTATGCACAAACTTGATATCTTTTCGAAGGTTACTAACCTCCGATCACATTTGATGTCTTTAGCTTTGTGTATTGCCAACGTTTGGGCTAACATTGATCGACCCGCAACATGTTTATTGAGCATATCTCAATTTATCATGAATCTCCAATTGGGGGACACAGTAGTACATAAAGCTACTGAGTTCTTCACAATGATCTATAATAAAATTGCTGAATTTTATAAATCAGCAAAAGATAGTATGGCTGAACGATTCACTGCTCAGGCAAATTTCTCTGAGATGGCAGAGACCGGATTTGATTTTACCTCACTCATTCCCCTTATGGGTGGTGGTATTTCAGTACTCTTGTCTTTGGTGTTTCTTAGAATGATGCCTGGAGGTGGAAAATTCGATAATATATTCAATCGATTCTCCCGAATTTCGGGAGTTATCAAATCTGTCCAAGATATAAATAAACTTGGATCCGGTTTGATAACGACTGCAATCGATGATTTTTGTAAGAATACATTTGGAGTTGAACGACCAGTTATGGATGAATGGAGAAATGTTAATGCTTGGGTGGATGAAGTCTCGGCGATAATGAAGCCGGGATTTGAATCTGACCTAAAGAATAATGAACAGTTGAAAAATACTGTTGAATCACTTCTTCAAAGAGGAATGGCAATACTTCGAACACTCGATTTGTTAAAAGTACCATTCACTGAGAGATCAGCGATTAATCAATGTGTCATGTTCCTTATGAGGGCACGTGAGACAGCTGGTAATTGCGGCGCGGGGCAAACTAAACCTCGTGTTGCGCCAGCAATAACACATATCTTCGGAGCTTCAGGAGTTGGTAAATCAACTATTCTCTGGGCGTTAATTGCTGAAATACAGGCAGCGCTTGGAGTTACCAAAACTTCTGATCTTCATGAGAAAACATATTTTCGACGCCCAGGAGCTAAATTCTGGGATGGATACTCATCAGGTATCAATGTCGTTGTATGTGATGACTTCGGAGCACGAAAAGACAATGAATCTAATCCAAATGAAGAATTTTTGGAAGCAATTCATATGTCTAATACAGCATTTTGGCAGCTAAATATGGCAGATCTACAAGATAAGAGATCTACTTATTTTCAAGCCAAGTCCGTTATATGGACATCGAACAGATCAAGATTCGATATGTCTTCGCTAACTAATGCGGAGGCAGTTATTCGTCGAGTCGATTTGAAAATCAGACAAAAACCACATCCAGATTTTGCTAAGTCTGACACACAGAATGGAATTGAAGTTCAAGTGTTAGATCAAGCTAAGGTTAATAAAGCCATAGCTGAGAAACAGAATGGAAAACATACTTCGATGTTGGATTCAAAGAATCCAATGTTGGACTGCATTTTGTTTGATGTGATTGATAAAGATTCTCCTAATGATAATGTTATCGAAGGAGAGACAAATCTAAGTTTCTGGGATATTGCAGAAAGAGTGGTAAATACTACCATTAATAATATGAAATACTTTGAGGGATTTCATCAATCTCTTGAAGATCATATGGATGATGCCATTCAACGATGTAAGTCAGGAACTTGGACACGTCCAAAGTTCACTGCGCAAGCTGGACAGCTCGAAAAGAGGAGCTGGGATTTTGTCATGAATCAAGTTTTCATGAACAAACATCGCACACTTTCCAATTATTTGACTGGATCGGTGCACTTTTCCCCATGGGATCATCAACAAGATTTCATGAATTGTAAAAGGCCAACATCTCTTTTCGATACGGATATGAGACCTATAATGTCGGATGACAAATTTAAAGAATTGCAAAAATTATTTGCACCAATTAAGATGTCAGAAGTAACATACGAAGAAATAGCCTACACACAAAGAATTGTGAAAACGGCATGTTTTTGTATGGATCCCGCAAAGGCTCACAAAGTCACGCGAGCGTGGTGGACTGCAAAGATTGCATTCGAACAAAAACTTCCAGGTGAAATGACTGATGATGTGTTTACGAACTTATTCATCACCGCCTGTAAGCAACTATATGGTGAGATTATACCAATCTCAGAATCAGAACTCTGCTTCCATCAATATGATAAGGAGGAGAGAATAGCCGGCCTGCACTATAAAATAGCAGGAACGATTGATGATGTTCATAAATATGTGAACACGAGATTTGGAATGGAACCTAAACAATTCTATATGATTGCTGGAGCTTTCACTCTGGCCTTTGGATGGTTTGGAGCTGGATTAGCAAAGAAAATATATAAATACTTTGTACCAGCTGAGCTGTCAAAGGCAAAACAGATTGTAACTGCTAAGGCAGCTACAAGACGTTTCGAGGGTTTATACTCCGCGGATAAGACGAAAGCAATAAGTCGAAATTCTGTTGAAAATTATGATACAGATAAGACTAAAGCAATTAATAGAATTATGACGGAAAAATATGACACTGATAGATCTAAGGGTCTCCAGAGGTTAGTAACTGAAGGTTATGACACGGATAGGGCGAAAGCGATCCACCGTGCCAAAGTAGAATTAAGTCTAAGTGACTTTATCCCTTCAGGGTCAACTGCCCCAGAAGGTCATAAGAATCTGAGAGGACAAACGTATGAGGAACTCTCCTTAGCCGAAAAAGCGCTATGGAATTGTATGCATGCGGACGTACGTCCTATTCAGAAGAAAATGGCTGCCATCGGAAAAACCTTTGGAATTCAAGCCTGTAATGATCAAAATGCAGCTGAGATTGTCTCAGTTTGTTATAAAAATATGTACAAGCTTGAACGGTTTGTAAATGGAAAATGGGTTCACGTCGTGAATATCCTTATAATAAAGGGACGACTTGCACTCATGAATAGACACATTGTAGATTTAGTCGTAAAGACTGATCAATGGCGAATTCGGAATAAATATTTCGACGGTATTGAATTTAGTCTGCGACAATGCAATGTGGCTCAAATTAACGATCCACAATCTCCGTATTATAGACGAGATGTAATGTTGGTTGAACTACCACGGTTGGTTCACCTTCATAAAGATATAACATCAAAATTTATGACTTCGGACGACTTTTCGAAATTTAAGTCGTTAAAACAAATTTCAGCAATTGGATATGTACCATCAGATGAACTTGTCGGAATGCGTCAGTATTTCGGCAGTGATGTGACGTCAGTCGATTCCGAGTGTGTACTTGATAACGGACCAGAAAGAACCATGGAAATGGTCGTCCGAAAATATTTCAAGTATAACATTCAAACCACGCCAGGAGACTGCGGCGCGGTACTTGTTGCATTCGACTCTGCCTTTAATAATAAAATTTTTGGCATACATTCGGCAGGTACTGAAGCACCACGATACACCGGTATGGGAACACCGGTGACTCAAGGAGTATTACAACAACTTGAGAAGAACCTCCCCCTTCAGTATCCCGAAGGTAATATGCACCCACAATTTGAGTGTAATGACAGTGTCCAGCTAAATACGCAGGAACTGTCAACCACAGAAACATTGTGGCATTTGTCCCGGGAAATTGATGGTAATTTCTATGAACTTGGAAAAGCCCCAGAGAGAGTGCACGCATTCTCTAAATCAAAGATTAATCCTTCACCAGTCCATGGTGTAATTCAGGAACCGACGATGGCACCTGCCATTTTGCGGCCTTTTAAGACCAATGTGGATGGAGTCGAAGTAAATGTTGACCCAATGGCGCGAGCCCGTATTAAGGCAAGCCCAATATCTAAACCAATAAACGATCAGCTTTTGGAAAGATGTACCAAAGATTTCTATCAGAAAATTTCTCAACACGTTGAGGAAAGAGATAGACAGGTAATGTCTTTTGAAGAGGCAATCGCAGGAGTAGAAGGAGATATGTGCTATCCGCCAATGAAGCGGAGTACGTCTCCAGGATATGGATGGGAAAAGAAAGGAAAAGGAAAAACTGATTACCTTGGCGATGGAGAGTATGTGTTTAATCATAAACTAGTACTCGAACGATATAATACAATGTTAGAAACATGTAAGGCAGGCAATAGACCTAGCATTATTTGGATCGATACATTGAAAGATGAACGAAGAACACTCGCTAAAGTCAAAGCAGGAAAAACTCGATTATTTTCCTGTGGAGAAATGGTTTTTACTATTCTTTTCAGACAATATTTCGGCGGATTCATTGCACACATGATGAGAAACAAAATTGATGTTGAATCATGTGTCGGTGTGAATTGCTATGGAATGGATTGGACTAGAATCGTTGCTGGATTATCCGAAGTAGGAGATAAGGTATGTGCAGGTGATTTCGAAAATTATGACGGAACACTGCATTCAAATATCCTATGGAAGGTTCTTGATATGATCAATGAGTTCTACGGAACTGAAGATGAAGAATCAAATAAGATCAGAATTGCCATTTGGTGTGAAGTAGTAAATTCTATTCACATCTTTGATGATCAGGTGTATATGTGGGGACATTCCCAACCATCTGGTTGTCCAATGACAACGATTCTTAATTGTTCATATCATTCGATTTCAGCACGATATGTATTCATGTCTCTTGCTAGAAGATTGGCGCCAAGTTATGCCAATTTTCCGGCTTTTAGAAAATACGTCAGACATTTTAACTACGGTGATGATGATCTATGGTGTATTGCTGATGAAATTATTGACTGGTTTAACCAAGTGTCAATAACAGAAGCATATAAAGAATTGAGCATGAAATATACTGATGAAGCTAAAACAGGTGAGATAGTGCCATATCGGCGATTGTCTGAAGTGAATTTTCTTAAGAGAACTTTTCGCTGGGATGATAATCAATGCCGATATAGAGCACCTCTCGCAATGGAAACGATTAAGGAAATGGCGATGTGGAATCATGGAACTGTAGATGAATATGAACTATGCGCTTCTGTATTAGAAGATGCTGTTCATGAACTTGCACAACATGATGAAGTAACGTTTAGAACCGAACTACCTCTATTTGAGAAAGCAGCCCGGATTGTGGGTGAGCGCTTCCCTGTATATTTTGACACCTATGAAGGTTATCAAGAACGGGAAGCAATTAACTGCGGTCTATATATTGAATATTAAATAGAATATAAAGATAAAACCTCGTGATCAGAGCTCGAATCAAATTGGCAAAAGATTCGTGCAGCAAATTCTGCTGAGGTGTGTTGTATTCTCTCTACGGAGAGCACTTGCAATGCTGTGGGAGGGGTATTTACCCCTATTGATAAATGTGTGCCCACATAAAAATAATTGGCTATTTATCTGCCACATCTCTTGTTAGGAATGAGTAAACCGAACGAGAATGATGTAAAACAATATTACTTGCAGATCAACAAAATGAACTAAATTTGATGAGCCAAGCACCAGGCTCTTCATCTAATAATAGTGGTGCACCCCAAAGCATGTTCCATCAAGAGGGACAAGCACAAATGACCGAACAGACAGTGAAGTTTTTGGAGGATGGAGATGTTGAAGTCTCAGGAGAACAACAAACAACACTAGATGATAGATATTTTCGGGCGGCAGGCGATGGACTAGAAAATTCAGTTCATGGCTTTTTGAGTCGCCCCGTAATAATGGATACGTTTGCGTGGACATCAGCACAACTGGTATTAGCCAATGTTGTGCCCATTCGAACTTATCCTAATGATTGGTTATCTAGAACTATGATATCTCAGAAAACAGCTGGATTTCGATATTTTCGCGGTACATTGGTGGTTAAGGTGCAAATTAACGCACAACCATTTAATGCCGGACGAATTATAATTTATTTTAATCCATTTAATTTTTCTGAGGGAACTAACCCATCGAGTATTACTCATTTGGGTGGGATCACAGGATATAGACATGTAGATTTGGATCTCGGCGTCTCTACGGCGGCGGAACTGAGAATTCCATTTATGTGCCCATTAACTCATATCGATCTCTTGACAGGAGCTGGAAATATGGGGTCAGTGAGAGGAATTGTATATTCTCGCTTGACTCCAGCAGCTGCATCTGTTGAAGGAACAGTATGGGCCCATTTTGAAGATATTGATATTCAGATGCCGACTGGTCTTCCTGCCCTTGCTTTTAGTAAGGAACATAAGGAAAGATATACAGTTCAAGGCAAAATAGAATCTGAAAAGAAGAAAGGCAATATTGAACAGCTTTTCTCAGATCAATCATCAGTTGCGAATCGTCTCGGTGACATCCCTATAATTGGGGAAGTTGCTAGAGGCGTGGGCTGGTTTTGCGACCAGGCAGCTGGCCTTGCAGGTATGTTTGGTTTTTCTAAACCTACAGAATCTGAAATGGTTACCGCTGTTGACTATAAGTTGATCAGAAATATGACTAACTTCAATGGGAAAACATTATCTAAACCAATGGGATTGGACGCACGTAATACAACTGTAGTTCCGAGTGGAATGTTTGGTACTTCGGCAGATGAAATGGCTATTGCAACTATTGCACAGAAGCCAATTTATATGTCGAGGTTTACCATGGATACTACTCAGGGACCCGGTACTGTGTTGTGGCGGTGGCCAGTTCATCCGGCTTCTTGCGAAAAGATTACCGCAAGTCCTAAATTCTATTGGAATAATACCTATCTATCTTATCTCTCTCATTGCTTCGAATTCTGGAGAGGAGGGATAAATTATCATTTTAAAGTTGTGAAGACCGTATTTCATTCAGCTCGTGTGACAGCATATTTTGTCCCGGGAGCAGTGATTTCTACGGATTTCTCAACTATCGATTTAGATAAATGCTACAAGAAGGTTGTAGATCTTAGAGATGCAAATTTCTTTGAATTCAGTATACCCTTTGTAGCAAATTCAGTGTGGAAGGCTAATGATAAGATCACATCTGGAATTGCACCTAGTGCAATTTGTTATAGTGAACCAACAGGAATGATTTATCTTGAAGTACAGACTACTCTGGTTACATCACCATCTGCGGCGTCAACAATCGATTTTATTGTTGAAACGAGCGCATGTGATGATTTCCAATTCGCTTTTTCTGAATTGAAACAGCGGCTTAGTGTACAACTCGATGAATTACCTGCTCCGTCTATGCGTTTTTGTGTTCAATCCAATGCTGAGCCTCTATTTGAGGCTAGGAAGCTTGAGAATTTTGATCCGAATATCGTGTCGATGGGTGAAGCTATAACATCTTTTCGCCAAGTTCTGAAGCGTTATAATCAGATATCACCAACACCTATGCCAGTACCTGCGGCAACAATGAAGAATGTGGTTTATCCATATATTTGTCAGCAGGGAGCAAGTAAGGTTGTTGATCTATTTTCGTTTGTATCTCAAATATATAGAATGCAAGCTGGTGGTATGCGTGTGATGTTCGCAAGTGTTGATGGAGCTACGGTTCCACCGACAATTGTGACTCTTGCACCTTATCGCACAGTTAATTCTTCAGGTACTGATGATTATTTTGGAACACTTACGAGTGCAATTCCAAATGATTTAAACGCTGCACGCCCCCAAGTATTATCATATAACAGCTTAGAGAAATACCTCGAAGTTGATGTACCATTCTATCAGCCTTATCCTGCGATGCCAACGGCAGTAGGAGAAATGGAGGCTGTTAGTGATAACACCGGAATTGGACTTAAACAGGTACCCTTTAATTTAGGACCTACGCTTTTCGTTCAAAATACAATTCCATATCAAGTATATAGGATTCCAGGAGAAGATTTTTCTTTTGGCTACTTGATTGGACCCCCTTTAACATATTATACAAACCCTACTCCACCAATTGATGATATTCAAGCAAAATTAGATAATGCTGCTGAATTGAGAGAATTGAGGAGGAGAGGATTGATTAATAATTATATTCAACCAGAATCGGACGAAACTTACGTTGTTTTGAAAGAAAAGATTGTTGATAATTAGTTAAATTATGGTAATATTTTACCCGACCATAAAGTCGTTAAAAGTTAAAATGACACTTTCTGTGTCACCCCGTTACTATCTAAGATAGTCTTTCTCGTGGGTTCCTTTATAAGGGGAGCTTGTGAGAGAGGGCCAGTATTTATTGAAAGTTAAATACTATAGGATTATATGCAAATGAAAATTTTTGCCCCGGTTTAGCGGGGTTTTTAGTAGTTTGCAAATAGTCTAGTATTTGTACTGGCTCTCGTTAAGATTATAAGAAATTAGCGGTTTTACTTTCACTAATTAGACGTCTAGTTGGACTCAAATTTCAATAGTATAAATGTAATACCTGTTGAGGAGTTTTCCAAAATTCAATTCTACGTTAGAATCGTAGGTTGGAATTTGTGTCCGG